TTGAGGTGCTGAGAGAGCATAGTCCAAGCACAAAGTTTTATCAGGCAAGCTCCAGCGAAATGTTTGGAGATTCTCTTGATAATGGAGGATACGACTCAGAAGGGTTTTACCAAACATATTCAGACCCCTATCAGAACGAGGAAACCAGATTCAATCCACAGTCTCCATATGCCGTGGCGAAGCTTGGAGCGCACCATCTTACTGGTCTGTATAGAAAGGCATATGGCATATTTGGTTGCTGTGGAATCCTGTTCAATCACGAAAGCGAACGACGCGGAGCAAGGTTCGTCACAAAGAAGATTACTAAGTACATCGCAGAACTACACCATCATTTCAAAAATGGTGGTTCTGATAAGGATGCTCCAATTCTTAGCTTGGGCAATCTTGACGCCAAGCGAGACTGGGGACACGCAAAGGATTATGTAGAGGCCATGTGGCTCATGTTGCAACAAGAAGAGCCGGATGATTATGTAGTTGCTACTGGAGAAACCTATACGGTAAGGGATTTCCTTGTTGCTGCTTTTAAAGAAATTGGTATTGATGATTTTAAACCATTTGTTGTTCAAGACCCACGTTTCATGAGACCTTCAGAAGTTCCATATCTTAGAGGAGAACCAAGTAAAGTTCGGGAAAAGTTGGGATGGAATCATAAAATATCGTTCGGGGACTTGGTAAAAACCATGGTTAATTACGATATAGCGAGACTAGAATGAAAACATATTTTCTATCCAATCAAGATGTTACTGATTTGATTAGTGTTACAGAGTGTATTGGAGTAATTGAAAAACTATTTGCCAATATACAAAAAACAAAGATGCCTCCAAAGGTGTATATGGAAATACCGGATGGAGACTTTCGGTCTATGCCAGCCATTGTAGACAATACTGCGGGAATTAAATGGTGCGGCGTTCACTTAGATGGCACAAAGAAGAAAAGGAAGTGTAATATATTTGCCAAGGTTTTAATCAATCAGGTTGATACCGGAGAGCTTCTGGCAATTATGGATGGCGAATCTATTACTGCAATACGAACGGCGGCGGTTACTGGAGTTGCTACAAAATATATGGCAAGACAGGATTCAAAGGTTGCAGCATTCATTGGATGCGGTAATCAGACACGTTCTCAAGTCGAAGCTGTGTGTCATGTACTTGACATAGAACAAGTCAGGCTTTTCGATTTGGACGAGGATAGATGTAGACAGGTAGCCGTTTCACTTATTATGGACGGCGTAGATGTTGTTCCCTATACGGACTTAATTGATTGCGTAAAGGATGCAGACGTAATTACTACTCTGACTCCTTCAAGAACTGGATTTCTAAAGCACGAGTGGCTTAAAGACAAGGTACACATAAACGCTGTTGGGGCAGATGCCGAAGGAAAGCGTGAGCTTTCTCCTTGCGTTTTGGAAAATGTGGACCTTGTTGTTTATGACAACTGGGAACAATGTTCTCATTCTGGTGAAATTCAGTACACTGCCTACTATGAAAAGAAACAGGATTGGTTCCAATTGGCTGATATAGTTTCTGGAAAACTTCCTAGAGAAGGAAATCAGACTGTGTTCGATGCCACGGGATTGGCGATAGAGGATGTTGCGACCGCTAGATATATTTACGACAAGAAGGAAAACTTACTAGACATATGAGGAGAAGACATGAGAAGCAAGATGGTGGATATTTGCGTTATGGCGCTCGTTTGTGCTAATGTTCTAGGTATAGTATATGTAGTCGACCAGCAGAATAAGTTGACGACTAGTATGGAAAAGGATGTTGCGTATATTAAAGAAGAGATGGATGAAGTCTACGGGATGAAGATACGGGAGGAAGCAAAGGCATACGTCCTTATGGATACTATGATTCGTGTTTTCCATTATGCCAAGCCACACAAAACTCCTCAACCGGCATGTCCAGAATGTGACAGTCTTATAAGAAAGGGTTTGGAACTTCCAAAGAGAAAGCCGGGAGAGAAGACTGTATGGCAGCAGTACCTAGAAAAAAAGAACGGTTCTCCCTATGTTATACCGGGTAGTAATAAACATGGTAAAAGTAATGGATGAGATGGCCGCTCTGGGTATTAAATCTCATAATTACAAAACTACCACAGTTTACGTAGAAGCAAAAAGCCCCGACGACGCTTGCGCCAATGGGATTAGAAAAGTATGTAATGAGATACTCCACGAGAGAAACACAACAAGAATTAAGCAGTTTGCAAAGAAGGTAGCGAAAACAGTTTCTGTCAAGAGTGTGAGGGTTAAGAAATAATGCCTAATAGATTTAGGCCGGAAGCCGACACAGAAGTATATGCTAACTGGAGAAGGAGAGTTTACGCTAGGGATAAAGGTAAGTGCCAGATGCCCGGATGTAAAAAAAGAAAGAGGATACAGGTTCATCACATACGTAAGTGGTCCAGCGCTACATCATTACGGTATGAAGTTGATAATGGTATATGCTTGTGCTGGGATTGTCATAAGGAAGTTACAGGAAAAGAGGAACACTATGAAAGACTTTTCTACGAAATAATTCATAATGGTAGATAAATTTTCTATTATACGAGATACCAGAGAGAAGGAAGGGTGGAATTTCGATTTCTATAGTAGCTGCGCGATAGAATCGCGGGGTCTTAAGACCGGGGACTATACACTGGAAGGGCTTGAAGAGATTCTCTGCATTGAAAGAAAGGCTAACACGGGGGAGCTTTCCATGAATCTTGGGAAGCACAGAAAACGATTTGAAGCAGAGCTAGAACGCATGGCTGAGTTTCGGTGGGCATACATCCTGTGCGAGTTCAGTCTAGAGAACCTTATGCAATTCCCCAAGAATTCAAGCATACCTCCTTACAGGTGGAAGTATTTACGCATGAATGGTAAGTTCATGGCAAAGCTTCTCTCTAGATATCAGGAAGACTACGATGTAGAGGTGGTCTTTTGTGGAGAAAGGGAATCCGCAGAAAATAAGGCGATAGAGATATTTAAAGAGATTACTGAGACTCTAGGCAGAGAAGCAGATGAATGATAGAGTTATAAAAGACGCTTGGCTGGATGTAGATGTCGATGAAGACAGCTTGTTCAAGCCACTAAGCTACATCAGGTCGGGAGACCCGGATGAGTTTCATTTACGTTTGGCTTGGCTGTTTATGCAGCCAGAATATTTCAGCTTTGCCGCCAAGGAAGTATTCAACGTAGAGGTACTTCCGATGCAAGCCCTAATTCTTAAAGAGTTATGGGGGCGTCGGTTTCCAATGCTGGTTGGTTCTCGTGGTCTGGGAAAATCATTTGTTCTATCGCTATACGCCATGATGCGAGCATTTTTTATGCCGCGTAGAAAAATCGTTATCGTGGGCGCAGCGTTCAGACAGTCAAAAATATTGTTTGAGTATATGGACACCATATGGAGCAATGCTCCCATCTTAAGAGATATGGTTTCGTCAAACAGCGGTCCCAGACGAGATGTCGACAGATGTGTTATGCACATAGGCGATAGCACTATCACATGCCTCCCTCTCGGTGATGGCTCTAAGATTCGTGGTCAACGTGCAAACGATATTATCTCTGATGAATTTGCATCTATACCTAGAGAAATCTTTGAAAACGTTGTTGCTGGTTTTGCTGCCGTTAGCTCTTCTCCGATAGAGAACGTGAAATTAGCCGCGTCAAAGAAAAAGGCTGTGGAGCTTGGAGAAATATCAGATGAAGAGTTTTATAGTAGAGACCCGGAGTCAAACCAGATTATTCTTTCAGGAACTGCCTATTATGATTTTAACCACTTCGCAGAGTATTGGAAAAGATGGAAATCGATAATAGCAAGCGGGGGACATCCTAGAAAGCTTGGGGAAATATTTGGTGACGACGATATTCCAAAAGACTTTGATTGGCGTGATTACAGCATAATAAGGGTTCCTGTAGAACTTCTTCCAGAAGGGTTCATGGATTCTGCTCAGGTGGCACGCTCAAAGGCAACAGTACACTCTGGCATTTATCAGATGGAATATGGAGCTTGTTTCAGCACCGACAGCAAGGGATTCTTTAAACGCTCGTTAATCGAATCTTGTGTTGTAAGTAAACAGGAACCAATTAACTTCCCAAGTGGAGAAGCATATTTTGAATCCTCTCTAAGAGGAAACCCAAACCTAAGATATATATATGGGATAGACCCAGCTTCTGAAGTTGATAACTTTAGCATTGTTGTTATAGAAATGCAGGAAGACCATAGGCGAGTCGTTAATTGTTGGACCACCACTAGGAACGAACACAAAGAAAAAGTCAAGAAGGGGCTTGTTAGGGAAACAGATTTTTACTCGTACTGTGCTAGGAAGATACGAGACTTAATGAAAACGTTTCCGTGTGAAAGAATTGCTATGGATGCTCAGGGGGGCGGAATAGCGGTGATGGAGGCTCTCCACGACCACGACAAAATTCAGGAGGGAGAGCTTCCGATTTGGGAGATAGTGGACGACAAAAAGGAAAAAGACACCGATGGAAATCCGGGGTTGCACCTATTGGAGATGTGTCAATTTGCAAAGTCTGACTGGCTTTCTGAAGCCAACCATGGATTGAGAAAGGACTTGGAGGATAGGGTATTGTTATTTCCCGCCTTTGATTCCGTAACCATTGGATTGTCTCTTGCGGATGATAAGTTTAAGAAGAGGGTGTTTGATACGCTGGAAGACTGTGTTATGGAAATTGAAGAGCTTAAGAACGAGCTTTCAATTATCGAGATGACGCAGACTCCTGCGGGCAGGGATAAGTGGGATACCCCACAAGTAATCGTTGCTGCTGGAAAAAAGAGTAAGCTAAGGAAAGACCGGTATAGTGCGTTGATAATGGCTAACATTGCGGCTCGTACTATACAAAGAACTCCGCATTCTCCTGATTATGAATCCTTTGGCGGATTTGTTGGCGGAAAGAATAAAGATGTGAAGGGTCCAGACTATATAGCTCCAAGCTGGTTTTCAGAAGGAATGAAAGGGATTTATGACTAATTGGTGTATAATAAATTATAATCCGATTGTTAATTCAATTACCCGGAGCACCAATTCAAATGGCCGATAGTCCTGTTCCAGATAAGAAATCAGACCCAGCATATATTACTTGGAGAGACGACGCAGAAAGGGCGAAGGCTTTTGACGGTATGTCTGATACCGTAGAGTCCTATGACGGTGTGATGAGGGCTACGTCTTCCCATCGTTCGTTTCTAGATATTGAAACGAATAGGTCTGTAAGAAGTGATTTTGTTAAAGATGACTATTACAGATTTAGACGACATGAAGCTCTTCCGAAGAAGCAAAAAGACATCATGAGCATGTGTATGTCTGCTTACAATACGGTGGGAATTATAAAAAATATTATTGACCTTATGGGAGACTTTGCCTCTCAGGGAATAACAATAGTTCATCCGAATGCGCGAATAGAGAGATTCTATAAGCGATGGTTTGATAAGGTTGGTGGCCAAGAAAGGTCTGAGAGATTTCTCAATATGCTGTATCGTTGTGGAAACGTTGTAGTAAAACGAAGAACCGCAAAGATAAACAAAAAGCTGGAAGAGACTTTTAAGAGAGCAGCCGCAGGTGATGTTGATATCATGACAGATAGGGTTGCTAAAAGGGATATTCCTTGGATATACGATTTCCTAAATCCTCTTTCTATTGAAATAATTGGGGATGAGCTAGCTGTGTTTGCTGGAAAGCCCAAATATGCTCTTAAGGTTTCCAAGGGAACTTCAAAGCTTATCAAGCGAGCTTTTGATGGAAACAACCCAGACAAAGACTTAG